TTTTAATCTTTCTTTAGAATCATTCATCAATTGATAATTACTAAAATTATTATCAACTGATTCAGATATGCCTTTGTCATTTTTTATGAAAGCCATTCTCAAGGCATAGTCAACGCCTGTGACTGTCACGATTTCATTTTTCTTAAGTTTACCAACATTTATTAGTAATTTTATTTTTTGACCTTTTTTCATATAATCTCCTTTTCTGCTCACTTATCCGAGGTGAGCTATTCATGTGTTAGAAACTTTTGTAGATGCTGTTTCCAAAGTACCATATTCATCAATTGCCTCAATTTTCATTGATACAATAAATACAATCTGTAAGTCTCTTCTAAGATATCTTACAGTATTGACGATTTCACTAGAAGACTCTATATTACTGATATTCATAATACTAATACCTTTAGCAGAAAGTTCATTCAGAGTTCTCTGAGATAACATTATTGCCTTAAGTTTTCTTGAGATTGTTCTAGAATTGTCGCCATAAACGACTAATCTTAATTGATGCGATGAGATATCTAACATTGATTCATCGTTTCTCTGCATGCTCAAATCAACATCTGGATACTCGTTAAGCTCAAACACTATCACATTATCTTTCGCAGCATAAGGTGTTAGTACTCCATTGACTGGTCTTGTAAGTTCTGCACCACGGATTGAATCTGCGTTTATCACATCTACTATATCGAGTTCAGCTTGTCTTGCTATGGTTTGACGAAGTACAATAACTGTTTCTTCAATTGAATTGACATGTTTTTCTATCATACTATTTCATCTCCAGTCAAGAATCTGACAAACTCATGTAGATCTTGATGCTCATTTAGTTGTGTCATTTCTAAAGTGCATTCTCTAACACCATATTCGTCATAAGGTTGCATGTCTATGACATGTAATAAGTTAGCGCCATACACCATAAAGTCGCCAATTCTAAGTCTATACATGCTTTTGCAGTAGAACTTAAATTGATTTGATACTACGTTACCAGCTGTTTTTTGAATTAGTCTTGTGCCTTGAGTCTGTAAAGAGCCAAACACTTCAACTTTTTCAAACTTTGATTTTTGCATTCCATACTCATTCATTTCAACTCCAGAAACTAAATAAGCATCGTAATTTGTTCCGTACATTGAAATAGCATCTAAAAAGAATGTAGGGTCTATTACATGATGACACATTATAAATCACCACTAGTTACTACAAATATTGAAGGTACTGCTTTAGTCTTAAGTAACGACATCAAATCTGAGCCATAACTTGTTTGATTCCAGAACTTAGCTTCGTCTGAGTCAACCATTGTTTTACTAAAATCGATTGACTTACTAAAACCACCAATTGAAGCACCTTGTAATACACCTTTGTGTGTTCCTCCACCAGCAATACTTGCAAGTGTACTACCACTTGGTGTTTGTGTTTGTCTAGCAGTTAATTCTAAATAATGCGCAATACAGTAGCTCATTGCTAATTCCCAATCAGACCCATAGATTGAGTAAAAGATTTTATTATTTGCGATTTTTTGAAGCTTATTGAAATACATAACACCTTCTTCGCTTTGCATGTAGTTTTTAAACTGAGGCATCCAAAACGTAAAGTCAGTAATTTCGAAAGCCGGATTGTCACGATTTAAATCGATTCCTATGATCGCCATAAACTACCTCGCTTTCTAAGAATAATGCTCGTTACTATAGCATATATATACCAAGCAACGAGCATTTATCATAAGTTTCTTATTTAGTGAAGTCCCAATAAGTGATTGGTCCAAACTCACCTGGTGTTGAATCGTTGTAAGGACATTGTACTTCTGATACTTGACCAACAAATGCAGTAGTATATGACATACGTTCAATGTTTGGTAAAGTGATGTATTGTTGAATAGGGTAAGGCATATCAATTCTTAAGAATGATGCGTCTTTCTTATATGCAACTATACGACCATGTCCACCAAGAGTGTTTAACGCAGGTCTTGAAGCAATTGTAAGTTTGAAGTTATCAATTGAACTTTCATCAACAGCCAAGTTATGTGTTAAGATAAATTGACGAAGTGTTGACGTGTATAATGCTGAGTATCTTGCAGATAAATCTGAACCAACGAATGTAGGAACTAAGATTGTATCGAATAGTAATGGCAAGTTCATGCCAGTTTCTTCTAAACAAAGTTCAAACATACCATTGAAGAATGATACAATTGCAGCATCGTCCATACCGAAGAAGCCTTTATTAGCAACTGTTGCAGATGAGTTATCAATTGTAGTTGTTAACACATTTGGATTGTTGAATAGACCATGTCCACCGTTGATACCTTCGTAAGCAACTTTTTGAACAAATAAGTCCCAACCAGCAACAATGATGTTACTATAAATATCTTGGATCGATTTTTGAAGAGTTAATTTCTTCATTTTTTCAAGTTCTACGAAACGTAAGTCATAAGCAACTTCGAATGTGTAAACGTTTACTCTCTTTTGAGAAAGACCTGCGTTTACACGAGGAATGAAGTTTGCGTTATTACCCATAACATTTCTAAACTCGTTCATAATACCAGACCAGTCAACTGTGAAGTATGAAACGTAATCTACGAATCCTCCACCAACATTTACTGGAATATCTTGTGCATAAGTAACAAAGTACTTAGGCTCATAAAGTGTTTCATGCAATTTTGCTAATGTAGTAGTCAAGAATGCAAAGTTAGCATCATGAACCGCAACGTCACCGACGTATGCTTTCTTAGCGGGTCCATAGATGTCACCAATACCGAATGATTTACCACGATTAGATGCAGGAACACTGTCTACATAAAAGTTTTTTTCTACTTTAGTAGGTTCAAATACATTTTTCATAATTTTTCTCCTTTACCTATCGTCTTATTTCAAGTTCAGCTAATCTGCCGTCCTTGAGACCTGTGAAATACCAACCTGGTATAGCTTCAACCGTACCTGATGATACGGCGTCGATTGTAGTGATTTTACCTGTTGCAAGAATTAATGCAGCTTGTTTACCAGGAGTTACAACATCTGTCGATGCATCAGAACCAGTGTTCGACAACTCATAATACGTTCCGATGCTTCCTTTAACTGGAGAAGCAACTAATGTGTATTTGTATGCGCCATCATTCAAATAGCCAATACCGTCAGAATTAGATGCTCTTGTGTAGTACTTTTTACCTACAACAATATCTTCGTCTTCTGTCTTTGTTCCAACGGCAGCGACAGCGACTGCTGTTTCCGTTTCGACGGAATCATCAAGTTCGATTGCGATGTAACCATCAAGCATTAAGTTGAACGCTTCAGCAGGTTTAACTAGACCAGCTTGATTTTCATCTGGCCAAACACCGCTCAATTTTACGTTTGTTGCTAGTATAACACCAGCAATGTCTCCAACAGCTTCAACAGAAGTTGCTGCTTTGTAATACCCGACTTGACTACCATAAGCTACTAATTCACCAAATGGAACATCTGCTGACCCGGATTGCAGAATACCACCAGCTACATTGTATTTGTCACTTACGGTAGGATAGCCTTTTCTCAACATTGAGATTTTGTCTTTAATAATCATTTTTGACATTTTTACTTACCTCCGTATCTTTTAGCCCAAGCGTTGTCAACTACTTGTTCTAAAGCTTCTGAGTCATTTAGACCCTTTTTCGTTTGATGCACAGCACCGATTGATTTGAATGAATCACCGAGTTCTTTCTTTTCTTCATTCTCTTCATTATCTTCTACCTGTTCTTCTTCATCAGTATCTTCAACAGTTTCTTCTTCAGAATCTTCTGTTGAAATTAATGCAAGAAGTTTGTCAGCGACAGGTAACAACTTTTTGAGGGACGCTAACTCCTCTTCTGTGAGTTCAATTGATGCAGAATCTTGTTCTTCAATTTCAATAATTTCCTCATTAGCGTCTTTTGCTCTGATTTTCATAGATTGACCTCCTTATCTTTTATCTATCTATCTAATTATATTATATCATTAAAAGTTAAAAATGTAAACATATTATTTATAAATAAGCGTTACAGTTTAACTTTTGTGATATCTAGAGTAACTTCTGATAACTCTGAATGACTTTATATATATATTTTGTATTACTTACCATCTTTAGTGTTACCAGAATTAACTTTAGACAATTCACAAGTTATACTTCTAGCCAATTGACCAGTATCAAATAACGGGTGATTGCCTTTTTTCTTTGCTGCGACAGCTGGAGCGTTTGGTGCAAGTCGTCCATCATTATCATAAATGATTTTTCTTGCATAAGTTTCCATTCGCATGCACATTTTTTTAAGCTCTCTTTCGACTTCACTTTGTGTCCAACCTTCAAGTATACCTTCAACACAAGTGTTGATTACTTCATCAAACATTTCGTCTGCGGCATATTTGATTGTCATTTCTAAAACAGGTCTTGCTGGTATGTGGCGTATAGGTGAGCCGTTCTCATGAATGAACATGAGTTCTGCATTCGTTAGTCCTACACTTGCAACTACTTTCTTTCTTGTAGTGTCTTTCTGAACAACTCCGATTAGAATGACGTACTCAGATAAAGAGTCGAGCAGTCGTTTTTCAGTTGATATTCGTCTTAACAAGTCAGCCATTCTCAATCACCTCAATCTCCTTTAAGTATATTATCTATTACTTCTGCACCAAACTTCTGTTTTAACTTGGCTATTATTAAATGTGAGCCATATTGATTTTTAGTGTATTGTAGCATTTCTGCAAGTGTGTATTCTCTATCTTCAAAACCATGCTTCTCAATAAACTCATCTACTCCACCATAACAAGTCTTACCTAAAACTCTATAAATGCTTATCCAATCTTCCATACTCATTTTAGTGTCTAATTCTAAGTTATCTATTTTAGTTCTAATTTCTCGCACTATAGATGGTGTCATTATTACCTTATTGTTTAACTCTTCATCAACAAACTTAATTTGTTTCTCATTCCTATGGAATATAAGTCCTGTAACATTGTCTTTTATTTGAACTCTACCATTTTGATTAAGTAATACTGTTCCTGTGCTGAATGTAGGCTTTAATTCTTTACAAGTTACTATGTCACCTGCTTTAAAATAATTATAAGTTGTCATGGTAGCATCACCAGCCTTGTTTTAACTTGATAATTAAGAACGTCGTATTGGACGTATGATGTGCTTAGGAATGTTGTTTTCATTAAAAATAACCATCCCCCTTCACTTATAACATTTAGAAAATTAGATAAAAACGCATCAAACCCTAACATACCTGTTGTTAAAGTGGAGCCTCTTTTAGCATATGTATATAACTCCATTAAAGAGGGATTATACTTGTCCGTTTTTTGTAGCAAGGCAGGATGTTCAAGTAATTGACCAAGTGCTGCCCAAAAAGTCCCATTCCTCATCATAGCCTCAACATCCCTAAGGGTTATAGGCATACCTACCATACTTGTTAAGTCTGTATCATTAGCCAAACGTAGATATGTCCCATTAAATTGTCTAATCACAGGATTAGGGTCATCATATTCGTTTACAATATCTACATACTTGAACATATCATTACCATTTATTTCAATTTCATTAAAGTGATACATCGCTCCATCAGCAGGTGCGTCTTCTGGAATTCTCAAAGAACTTGGTGCTGTATCCCCTTTAACATTCTTAAATGTGTCAATATTCGACACACTCATACTCATTCCATTATGTGTTGCAAAGGGACGCCCAAAGCCCACACCCTCGAACGTCGTTATTCCTTCATCAACACTTCTATCAACTCTTAATACACAATCTAAATACTCGATTCCAAACTCTCTTAAATCTGAAATAACCCACATACCATCTTCATCATAAGTGGACATCCAAGAGGCGTATGCTATCCTAAATAGCGTTTCAAACATATCATACTCAGTTTCTCCATATACTTTAAAGTTCCCTCTATCTTCTCTTAAATCTCTATATGTCGAAGTTACAATTTCATTTGCTAAATATATATAAGGTTTTTCAAGCCCATCATCAGGACTTATAAAGGCTTTGTGGCATAACCAAGTTTCATCGTGCTTTGTCTTACTTATTTTTTCATACCAAGTTCCGTCAGGATTCATACCCCTCTTTACATAAAACTTAGGTATCCTTTTAGTTGGTGTTAGTGGTATAGGTATTTCATCAAAGTCTGCAATTGTATAACTTGTTCCACCGTTGTATCGCCAATATTTATTGTCATCTAATGTTTTGAATACTGATTCTGTTGTAATTTCTTGTTTAGGTAGAGAATTATCATATATTATCAAATAATCTGTAGTTTCCTCTGTTCTATACCACGAGTTTAGCGCCCAATAAATATAACCGCTCACAGCAGTGCTTGGACGTAATAAAAAGATAAATCCATATCTTACTACGGGATACGCATATGAAGTGTCCATTCCTTCCATCATCTCTTGTAAGTAAGCATCCATATTTTCCATTTCATAAAAACAATTCTCAAAATCTATTGGCCTACCAGACCTAGTTCCAGAAGCAAGGACATATTTATATCTATTATTAGGGTCTTTTACATAAATCTTACACTTCATAGCATGCCCATACATCTTATGTGCTGATTTGTCATCTGAATATAAATGTTCATAAAAAATTCCACTACCTGCATCGGATTCTTTACTAAGGTCATAGACCATATGACTTTGATTCTCAAACGTATTATATTTTTCATCCCATCGTCCATACTCTACAAAAGTAGGGACATTTTCATTTATTATTT